ATGAAACAACAAATCACAATGAAAAAAGTCAAAGCACCAACAATCAAAGAAGCATGGGAAATGTTTATCCGAAAATGTACCGTCAGGAATTTATCAGAACTTACATTAAAGACTTATAACAACCATTATTCTATACTGTGCGAATTTATTCCAAACGAAACCCTTGTAAGTGAAATCACGTCAGATACAGTTGACGACTTTGTTTTGTTTATCAGAGAACATAACAATATCAATGATGTAACGGTCAACTCCTATCTTCGGACAATCCGTGTTTTTTTATATTACTGCATGGATTGCAAGTATATGGATACTTTTAAAATCAAAATGACTAAAGTTGAGAAGAAAATCAAGGAAACATATACCAGTGAAGAATTAGAACGGCTGCTTTCAAAGCCTAATATTAACTCATGTTCCTTTGCGGAATATAAGACATGGGTATTTGAGAATTATTTGCTCGGTACAGGAAATCGTCTATCCAGTGCATTAAGTGTTCAGATAAAGGATATCAACTTTGACGATAACGTAATAATCATGCGCAAGGCAAAGAATCGTAGACAACAGATACTGCCACTATCCAATACACTGGCTGATATCTTAAAGGAATACCTTGAAATCCGCGGGAACAATCCAGAGGATTATCTGTTCTGTAATAACTATGGTGAGCAGGGCAAAAGATGCACGTATCAACAGTTGGTGCGTGATTATAATATCAAGCACAATGTAAATAAAACGAGTTGCCACTTGTTCAGACACACCTTTGCGAAGCAGTGGATTCTTGCAGGTGGTGACATATTCAGATTGCAGAAAATCTTAGGACATTCAGATTTGACCGTTACCAAGGAGTATGTGAATATGTTTGGCGCAGATTTGCAATTGGATTATGAGAAGTTCAATCCATTGGATCAGATGCACCAGAAGCCTACCCATATTAGTATGCGATAAAATTAGATTTTTCCCTGCTTACGAAAAACAGGCGAAAACTACAAGAATTTTCGTATGATGATTTGATTTTTTGTAGTTTTTCACACCTAAAAGTATTGATTTTGGGCATTTCCACATATTATAGTTAACCAATCTAATGAGATAGAAGGTGTTCGGTGACTGCTATGACTATACGATCATAGACCAAATCCGTATATGGAGAAGTAGTGAAAATGTTTGATTATCTTGTGCCTGGAAAACCTTGCAGATAGTGTGTCACAGGATACGTGCCTATTTTTCTTATTATGTATATGATATAAAGGATTCGATTGTGGTAATTTTACCACGTCGGCATAAATATTATAAAAATAAAATGTAACGAAGTTGAAAATCGCTGAAATCCACTATTTATAAGGATTTACAGATATGTTCCCGTTTTTCTTATTATGTATAGGAGTTGAAGAACAGACTTCGTCTTGCAAATTATAAAATAAAATTTAGGAAAAGCAAAAAATCCTACACGCCACAGTTTTCAAGGCTTTCAAGACTTATTCCCGTTTTCCTTATTATGTATAGAGTATAAAGAAATCTACATAAAATAACCATTTTAAGGGTATACCTAGCATTTTTATGTGTCGCAAACGCCCTGTTTATAATGGTTTTAGAAACGATGAAAAAGATTTTAATGAAGGGGAAGTGCTAAAAATCTTGATTCAGAAAAGTCGTGCAAAGCCTTGTATTTACTGGCTTTCAAGACACATTCCCGTTTTTCTTATTATGTATAGAGTATATTGTAGTTTTGAGGGACGCTTGTAAATTTTTGAAGCCTTGAAATGCACTATTTTCAATGGTTTCGGGGTTTGTCGTTAAGTGAACTAATGAAGGGGGGAAGTAAATAGTGTTTACACCCCTGTAGGTAAAGCAATAATAAGCCAAAATACGGCTTTAAATGTTTTACCCTCACAAGTATACCCTAACGGCATTTTCGTCTGGATTTGCCTTATACAACAAAGAATATCCTTATAAATCAAAGCAAACATGAAAGGGGATATATATGAATTATCAATATAGAATCAAGCACCAGTTTGATACAGTAATGAAACGTGAAAAACAGACCATTACCGATTATCTTAGTGGTGTAACATATAAAGTATTCTTTCGGACGAAATCACGTTCAAAGGATACAAACGAACAGTTGAGATTGTATTATGCGGAAGACACCGACATTGACAATGGTACAATCTTTACTTACAAAAATGAAAATTACATTGTCATAAATAGACAGGCTGATGAAAGTAATTGCTTTTATACGTCTGTTGCACAGAAATGTACGCAGAATGTGTCAGTAAATGGACTCAATTTGCCATTTGCAACAGAAAATATACAAGTTACTACTGATGAAAGTTCGTCAATTACCATAATTAGCGGTACTGTTATCATATTTACAGGCGTAAACTCTTATTATGACAAGATAGATGTGAACAAAACCTTTAACGCATTTGGTAACACATACAAGGTCAGTAATAAATATCAGGATAATGGACTTGGATATTTGAAGTGTGAACAGATATCGAGCGTACCAGACACATATACACTTATTTATACAGGTGTTGATACAGTGTCTTTGGATGATGAGGACACCTATCAACTGACATTTGAAGCCAGAAAGAATGATGTTGTTGTGACTGATCCTACTATCGCATATGTTTCAAGCGATGAAACAATTGCAGCAATAGATGCTAATGGACTTATGACAATGCTACAGGCTGGGAATGTTACGATTACTGCTACATGGAATGATGTTAGTGCAAATACCACTATTTCTATTGGTGCAGTTACTCCACCCGTGGCAACAATGACTTGTGAAATAACATCTATTAGAGACTATATTTGGTTTGGTGGCAGTAATACAACGTTTAGAGCAGTGTTTTTTGATTCTAATGGAGTTGCTGTTACAGGAATTACTCCTATATGGAAAATAACATCTGATGAAATGGATATAAACAAACTAACAATAACCAATACTGAACCAGAAGTGTATATGGTGAAAATTGACCCATTATATGAAGAATGTATATCACAACATTTCACAATCACTCTTAGTGATAAAGATAATACTTGTAGTTATAGTAAAACGATTGAAATTCAGATTTATTAAACCCAGTTTTTTTAACCAACTTCGTGATTTTGTATAAATTAATTCCTTTATTTTAGGTTATTTTGACGAATTGCTATACATATGATATTCAGGAAAATGAATATTTATTATCAAGGAATGATTATGATTTGTCCAAAACAAAGAAGAATCGTTCTTTACTGTTAAAAGTATTGTATTCCATAAATCAAAGTAATTTTTTGCAATGTTTTTCTATTAAAAAATAATGCACAACAAGGTTTTGATTTTGTGCTAAAAGTCCCTAAATACAACGATTTTGGCTACCTTTGTTAAGTGAATATATGAAGGAGAAAGTGCCAAAGTTGCATAAGTACCTTCAACCGCCTGAAATCCAATGCGGTATATAAATACGGAAACATGTTTGACGTGCCTGGCACCGGCTTTATAGGTGCCAATAATGCAGGGTGCTCGTACCAGCGGACAGTCGGCTGGCTCATAACCAGTAAATCAGGTGGGTTCAATTCCCATCCCTGCATCTAAAAAAAATAAGACATACCATTTTTCGCCTCTATATCGTATTAGAGGTGTTTTGTGGGACGCATCATGAAAGTAATCTTCAGATTCGGTGTAGTTCACAAACTCGTTATATGATGTTAATTGTGCAAATTTACTGAAATGCTTCAAAATTGGCTGAAATCGTCAGTAATCTGTCGTATTAAAACCATTTTAGAGTTCTGAAAGTATTGATTTTACTGGATTTTTCGTGTCGACGAACTTCCCATACATGAGGAAGAAGGTGAGCGGTGACTGCCAAAGGTTCGCCGATGGAAACAAACCCGTATATGTGTCAGATCGCATAATACCAGCACAAGTATCCTTATGTCGAAAAGCAGAAAAGTCTGTAACACCGTATATTTACTGGCTTTGTAGCACTTTTCTTGTGTCTATATATACAGTAGTGGAATAACAAGAGATAAATATTACGGAATCTTCCTCAAAATACCAGAAAATCCTATTCGAGATGTACAGAGTGTGGAAACTTAATTGTTAAAAACGGTAAAAATCATAAATATTGTAATGATTGTAAGCATAAAAAACAACTTCTATGGCAAAGAAATTCAATGAAAAAAAAGCGTAATAGTAAATGTGAAGTTCTTTAAATATGCTGTAAATGCTTAAAATATGCAGTTTGTAAGCGTTTTTATGTGTCTATATATACAATAGTGGAATAACAAGAGATAAATATTACGGAACGGAATTGTAAAAAACGCCCATTTTACGACTCGTTATCATGAAAACCGTTAAAAAATTGTCATTATTTGACACGCTTGGATAATTGACATGTCTTGAAACCATTGATTTTACTACGTTTTCGCCATTCTCGTTAAGTCCCCATTGAAGGGGAAACTCCTGAGCGAAGTGTTGGAGCGACACGGATAGCCTGTGTAAACTTGTCTCGTTGGAGATATTGAGCAGGAAGCCAACTGGCTTTAGACGGTTGGTAGTTCACAAACTCGTTATATGATGTTAATTGTGCAAATTTACTGAAATGTTTGTCAAATAATATGTAAAATCCTTTACACTTAATTATTTGAAAGTCTGTAAGACATTGATTTTATTGAGGTTTAAACAACAACACTAAGTGAACTATGAAGGAGAAAGTGAGCGGTGACTGCTACAACGCTATATGCTTGCAGAAACAAACCCGTATATGCTTATATTTTTAGCATAATACCAGCACAAGTACCTTTATTGGGATTTCCTATTTATCATTAAGACTAGACGATAGCAGAATCTCTTGTAACCATTGTGATTAGTGGCTGTATATAAAAAATGGATAAAAATCAATAAAGATATTAGCAATAGGGTAATGTATTTGTCAGATTATTCACAAATATATGAAAAAACTGTTAAAAACGACGTTTTGAATACGACTCTTGATAAAAACAAGTCTCTTATATTGAGTGTTTTATACAACATTAACAAAAAGTCATTATTAAATTGCTTTAAAAATGGTTAAAATTGCTACAAATATGTGGGTAAATCTAAATTTTGTACAACGCAAACCATTGATTTTTGGGCATTTTTGCTAGTTATGAATTGCCCCTATATGAGAGAGAAAAAGAATTTGGAAACAAAATAACAAAAAGTAGACGAGCGGTATGTAAATTTATACCTAAAATTACACCCACAATATATGGGCGTATAAATTAGTTGAATTTTTCAATATTTTTTGATTATTTTAAACGTCCATAATACGTAGGTGTATAAAAAAATGTCAAAACAAACTATATGGAAGAAGCGTTTCCAAAAAAAGAAATGCTAAAACACGATTCTTAGCCATTATTGGCTTAGATATAAATCCATTATATTTTCTGGGAGTGCAATATCTCACCATCCTCCCAAAACTAAGTCAATACCGCAGTATTGGCTTTTTCAAGTGTAACTAATAAATAAACAACTTATAGGGACAGATTGGCGAACTAGATAATTTCTAGGGCGTGGAACGTGTAACTAGAAAGGAAACAAAACATGGAATTATCAGAATTAGAATTATCAGAGGAACAGGTTGAACTTGTCAAGAAATATGCACAGGGATGTGAGGACAGAGTTAGAACGGACTACAGTAAGAAGTTAAAGGACGCTAATGAAGAACTCGCTAAATACAAACCAACCGAGAAATCTGAAGAAGAGAAAACATTAGAGTCAAGACTAAAAGCATTAGAGGACAAAGAAAAGGAACTTGCAAACAAGGAAAAATCTCTTACAGTCGCAAGTAAACTGAAAGAAAAAGGTTTACCAGAGGAATTAGCATCCTATTTGAATCTTGGGGATGATATTGACCAATCCATTGAAAGCGTAGGTACTACTTTGAGTAGTTACTTTCTCAACAATGGAAATAAGCCAAGTAATCACACCAAGCAACAGTCCGTTACAAAGGAGCAGTTCAAGAAAATGGGATACGGTGAAAGAGCCAAACTTGCTAGTGAGAATCCAACTTTATATCAGGCACTTAATAAGTAAGGATGGGTAATACCTATTCTTTTTTGTTGAGGGAAAGGAATGGGGGGTGCAATGAATTTGGTAGACATTCAGAATCTCATTACCACATTAGGCTTTCCAATTGCGTGTACAATCGCACTTGGATTTTTCGTTTGGAAAATATGGCAACAGGACAAGGCAGACAGTACAACACGTGAGGAAAAATTATACATGGTAATTGCAGAGTCACAGGTACAAAACAAACAATTATCAAAAACCAATGCTCAATTTGTATCAGTACTTAGTACATACAAGAGCGATTTGGAAGAAATTAAAAACGATGTAACAGATATTAAAAACAATATCACAACTATGAAAGGTTAAATTAGGTAAAATTTATGGCTACAGTAACAAATGCAAGTGAAAACGCAGTTAATAAAAATATGATTATTCCTGAGGTTTATGCAGAGTTAATTCGTGAAAAGGTCGCAGGAAAAGTTGCAATCGCCCAGTTCGCAGATGTAAAAGGCGATTTAATGGGTAAACCAGGGGAGACAATTACATTCGGCGCATATCAGTACATTGGAGATGCTACCGATATTGCCCCAGGAACCCCAATGGATACCGCTAATATGAAGCAGTCCAGCAAACAGGCAACAATCAAAATGGTAGCACCAAAAGGTGTTCCAGTAAACGATTATGACAATGAGGTTGAACATGGTAATGCTATTGACGAGGCGGCAAACCAGCAGGCAGTGGCAATTGCAAGAAAACAGGATACAGATTGTATCGCAGATGCCTATAAGACACCATTAAAGAAAGCACTTGCTACTGATGGAGTGGTTACTTTTGATGAATTAGTGGATATACTCGGACAGTTTGGGGACGATGCTAACACTAAAGATATGGCTTGTATCTCAATTCATTCTTTATATCGTGCATCTTTCTTAAAGATGGATGGTTTCGTTGATGCTACAAAGACATTCAACGCAGAGGGTAATGGTGTACAGTCCAATAATTGCATCGGTTATTTCCTTGGAATACCAGTTGTTGTAAGTGATAGACTGATTAACACTACCGGTTCTGTAACAGAACACTTTATTTTGTTAATTAAGAAACATGCACTTGCAATTATTCCAAAAGAAGTTCCATTTGTAGAACTATCAAGAGATGCGTCTACCCGTACGACAACTATTTACGCAAGCCAGTACTATGCTACTTGCCTTGTAGATGATGCAGGGGTTGTACTTGGTAAGAAAACACTTCCAACTGCCTAAGAAATTCTTAGGCGGTTAAATATAAGGAGTGCCCATTATGGGCACTCCTTTTACAAAAAAGAGATGAGGTGTAAACAATGCTTAGTGCAGATAAATTAAGATTTTTGAGAATAGAAAATCATGTAACGCAATCTGAAATGGCAGAATGGTGTGATATTTCCATTAGATTTGTTGGAATGATTGAGCATGGCGATGATGATCCGTCAGAAGAAGTATATAATGCTTGGGTTAATCGGTGTTATGGTATTGGAAAACCATTAGCAAAGAGAAGCATTGCAGAAAAACGTGCAACAACAAAGAAAAAGACAACTGAAACCAAGAAATAAAACGTGGACAACGTAATCCACTATAAATAAACGAAGTAATCAAATAACGATAGGAAGGTAAGGTGAGTAGACAATGTGTAATATTGCATTGCTATTTGCCTTTGATATTAGAGTACCTTTAGGAGTGGGCGCATTGTCTGCTCCTATTGGTAATTTTAATGTTAAAGGAAAAATACAAGGAATTTGTACCAAACTGGACAAGTGACAAGACACAAAAATATGATTTGTTACTAACAGATGATTTAGACTCTCTTATGGGATGTGCAATTTTGAAATCGGTAATGGGTTGGGAAATTCAACGGGTTATGCTATTTAAAGCCGATAAGAACAAAACCATAGATTATTTAGGTAAAACTAGCAAAGCAACAAACGAGGTCATAGGAATTGACATTGCTTTGCAACACGGAAAATGTTTTGATAACCATTGCAGTAGATTGCAGTTATCAGACCACACCAATAATGAGTGTGTAAATCCCAATATATGGGAAAATGTTACTAGACAGAATTATTTTAGCAAGTATAATGCGTCTACTGCACTATTATTATGGTCAATCTATAATATACCAATGCCGAAATCAGAGGACGGAAAGATGATTTTATTAGCCATTGATGGGACGTATCAGAGTTTTTACCATGAAAGTAGCCAGTATAACAGAATGAATAAGCACTATTTATGTGACGTATTGGGACTAGATGAACTATATGAGTGCCAAAAACGACATAAGAAGTCAGATTTTGAGGAAATCAAGAAGAAGTATCGCATGACCACTAATGGAAAAGATACCAAAATTGTAAGCAAAAAAGGCTATTTACAGACAAATTTGAATCTTGACGCAATCAATGTAGCAGTTGGCTGTGGAAATAATGTTTTATGCGAATTGCCACAAGATAAATTCAGTTTATCGGCTACATTTATTGATAAGCAGATAAAACTTGATAGTAACAAACGATACAGTGAAAAATTAAATGACGTTGTAAAAGAATCCTATTCAGTTGCATTAACTGGACGGGATTTTTTATGTTATTCGGAGATGCAAACGGAGAAATAATAAGTATGGTAATAAATAATTGCAAACAGTCAGTTATCGTATTCGATGGTGAAACTGCCAGAAAATTATTAAGACTCGGCTACACCATTATTGATGTGAAGCCCGATAAGCGGAACAAAATTAAGTCAGTATTTGTATTCAGATACGAAAATGACATTGATAGAGCCATTGCAACAGTAAACAAAGAGGATATATTTTGAAAATTGTCCCCTGACAAACGCACTTTGGTGTAGTTATGAATCTGTAGTGCTAAAAGAAAGGAAAAATAATGAAAACTTATGTATGCAAGAGATTGAGATTGTACACCTACTTAAAGGGAAAAGGATTTAGTCCTATAGCAACAATTCCAGATCGAGAAAATGAGAAATATTTTGTATGGATTTTTGAAAATGATAGTAATTTTGGAGATGCTTTGAACGAGTATTTCAGTCAATTTAAAAAAGAACTAGCAGAAATCCGCTAAGTCTTTAGTTTAGTGGATGAATGCGAATATGAGTTTACAAAATTACGGCAGGGATTGTCGAAAGGGTTCTCATAAAAACCCATAGCCCCGGAAACTGATTCTCGTAAAACACAATCCTATAAATAGGTTGAGAGGATTAAGGGAAGCAAGCAAGTCTTTAGTTTGGTTGCAGTTCACGTAATACATAACACATAATGAAAAATAAAGAAAAATAAAGAAAGTATGAGGAAAACGATTATGAGCGAGAATTTTATTAAAGTAAACAAAAATTGGTTGGTTTTATTGGAAAAAGAAACTGCAAACATGAATTATGGTGAAATTATGTTATTGAGTGAGATAGATAGTCTATCCTATAACGAAAAACATAATGAGGCTTGTGCCGCAAGCAACGCATATTTTGCAGATTTATTATGCACAGATGAGAGAACTATTAAAAGATATTTGAAAAAGATGAAAGACCTTGAAATTATCAAGACTTTTGAGCAAAGACAAGGAATGAAAACAACATCGAGATTTATACATATCAACCATGATAAAATAAACGAACTTATAGCAAGGGACAAAAAGTGTCATGGCAAGGGACAAAATTTGTCAGACCACGTGACAGAAATTGTCAAAGCAGGTGACAAAAATGACACCCTAATAAGAAATAATAAAAAAGAAAAAGAAAATATAAAGGACATTTCATTTGAATCTGCTAACGCAGAACCATTAAAGAAAAAAGATGATGTAGATATGACCAACGAAGAAATGTATAACGCATTACAGGATAAATATAATTCACTTAGCAATATGGAACAGATGTCTATGGCAAATAAAATCCATGCCATGAACAATAATAAAAATGTTAATAGAGAAAAAACATCACGAAAAGTTCTTATAAAGATGTGCCGTGAATTTGGAATTCTTGATAAGTATGTTGCAGATGTAAGCAATGTGGATAGTGAGTTGATTTATACTGTAATGGAAATGTTTAGAGGGAAATGCAAATATAAAGAGATTGCATCTGAAACGGGACTTAGTTTTGATGAAATCGGTTCAATCATATCACAAAATAAGGACTTGAAAATTGAGAGTGAGGATATATATTATACATATTCTTGATTAAAGGCTATTGACAACAGAAATGTAATTAGGTTTTCCCTTAGTGGGACAACCCTTTTTGTGTAGATTAAAGAAAGGTGAGGTATTTATTATGGATAATATTTATGAAAAAATGCAGAATGACGTTACATATAAGGCTTATGAAAAATTTAAGGTGGATTTGGTCAATGAACTAAATAGCAAAGAGGCTCATCCACAGAGAATTGCAAACTTGGTATTCCTAATTAAGAAAAAGAAAGCGGAAGTCCTAGAAATTATGGACTATTACATGGATAAAGACTTGTATTCTACAGATGGACGCATTGGTTATTTAATGGCTAGTCCTGATAAACGCAAGTATATGAATCCAGATGGTACGGGTGAATTAGAGGCTATAACAGAACTATGCGACAGAATTGATAATAAATGCGAGGTGAATTCTGATGGCAGGTAAACAAGGCATGAAAAGAGTTAAAACACTCAATCAGAAACTAGAGGAAGTCACTACCACTCCTATTGCACGTTTTATTGTTTGGTGGAATACACCAGAAAGTGAAAGAAAGAATTTTGACGAGTGGAAAACCTGTTGCCTAGAGATTAAGGACTTGGAAATTTGCAAAGGGTGGCTTACTCGTGAGGATGGAATTAAGGCACAGCAGATATATAATAAACACATGAAGGATTATAACTTATCGGAACTTTACAAGAAAATGCTTGAAAAGGCAATGAATGGGGATGTGCAGGCTAGTCGATGGGTTGTTGATTTCTCCAATAGTGGATATTTCGATGAAAGCGAGGATGAAGTTGAGTCTTTCCTTAGTGGTATTGATATCCCTGGACTAAAAGGGGGCAAGTAATATGGCTATCAGCAAAGAGAATGCACAGAAATTACGGTGGTTGTTTGCCGATGGTCATGAGGTAGAATTTATCGAGACTTTTATCAAAATTGCAGATAAGCAAGGTAAGGTTGTGCCGTTTATTCTGACAGATGAGCAGAAAGATTTGGTACACAATATGGGGAAGGAAAATATCATCTTAAAATCAAGACAACTTGGGATTTCCTCGGTTACTGTAGCACTATCAATCAGAGCATGCATTGTGCAGCCGAATACTACTTGTCTGCTTGTGTCCCATGACAGTAAATCAACCAATACAATCTTCGATAAGTTGAAACAACAGTTTAATAGTTTACCCGATTGGTTAAAGCCTAAACTGGATGCAAACAATCGACAGGAACTGAAATTTGAAAATGGTAGCAAAATAACCTGTACTACTGCCGGTAACAAAGAAATTGGACGTGGCGATACGCTGACAGGAATTATACACCTTTCGGAATTTGCATTTTGGAAGAATCCAGAGAAGCAATTACATGCATTATCCCAAGCAGTCAGTGATACAGGAAAGATAATAATTGAATCAACCGCACGTGGTTATAATTGCTTTGCTACTACCTATTACAAGGCAAAGAATGATGAGAACTCTTATAAGGAGTTCTTTTTTAATTGGATAAATGGAAAAGGTTTATTCAAGAATCAATATAAAGTTGCAATGCAGGAATATAAGGCACGAAATGGCAGAAATCTGTCTATGGAAGATTTGGATGATACAGAAATCGGATTGGTCAATTTAGGTGCTACACTTGAACAGTTGGCATGGAGAAGAAAGAAAATATCAACGGATTCCGTGGAGACCTTTGGGGTTGAGTATCCTGCTACTGACGAGGAATGTTTCCTAACTACAGGACAACAGATTTTTGACAGTAAGCGGATCAATTCAAGTCTGACTGCAATTATTACGGATAAGATTACACCTATCCCACGAGATAACATTGTTGGACTTCCTAACTTGCTACGCAATTACTATGGCAAATCCTTATCTATTTGGAGGTTGCCACAGAATAAGGCTAGATATTTTCTGGGCGTGGATTGCTCAGAGGGCTTATCCCAAGATAGCAGTACCATAATTGTATTAGATGCAGATGGCGAACAAGTGGCACAATTTAAGAGTAATAAGATTAAGCCGTATGAATTTGCAGATGTAGTTGATACGATGGGCAGATACTATAACAAAGGACTCATTACAGTGGAAAAAGCAAGCGGTGGCTATAGTGTTATTGAACGCTTGCGTTATGATAAGCACTACTTAAATATGACTAAATATAAAACGTTTGATGAATTTAACAGAACAGTGTGGAGAGTTGGCTTTGATACTAACAGTAAGACCAAAAGCATTGTTGTAAATGATTTCAGAGAATGGTTTGATAAAGGATTGATTCATATTGTAAGTAAGGAACTATTAGAGGAAATGAAAGTATTCGTTGCTAATGATAATGGTTCTATGGGGGCAATGTCAGGAAGTCATGACGATTTGACAATGGCTACTTGTCTTTGTATTGCGGGTATGAAACTGGGATTCTATTACCCATTTTAGCGTGAAAACAAATAATACAATAAGGAATTTCGGCTTTGAATTGTGTAGGTGGAGAAATACTCGCCTAAGTGATTTAGAGCCGATTTTTGCTTGTATAACAAAGAAAATGAAAGGGGCTTACAATGACTTTAGACGAATATATTGAGGTAACCTATCAGAATAATCCTTTGTGGTTTGAGGATGAGGTTACAAAACCATACAATGTTGCAAGAATTTCAAATGTTATTGCTAACAGAGACTATCTCGCTGGCAGACATAAAGTTTTAAATAGAGAAGATGCAGTTTACAAGGGGAAGAAATTCACCACTAGAAAGACCATACTGAATTACGCTCGTACGGTTCTATCTTTTCACAACACCTATTTGCTTGGTAAACCTTGCAGTGTTGTTGGAGATGAGGAAGTTACCAAGACATTTACCGATATTTATAAGTTGGGTCAGTATGAAACTGTTGATTATGAGATTTTAGACCGGGTAAATAAATTTGGAGACGCCTATGAGGTAGTATACGTTGAGAATGGCACAATTAAGAGTAAAATCCTTGACAGTGGCGATTGTTATCCTGTATATGATGATTTAGGTAATTGCCTTGCATTTATTGAGCATTACACAGATGCTTATAGCAATATCAGTTATTACAACGTGTATTATGATTCCTGCGTGGAGCATTGGAATAATGATGGTGCAATATTGCATTTAACCAATACAGACGTAAATGTATGTGGTCTGCCAATCCACTATCACAACTTCAATGATATGGATTACAATTTTGGAGAGAGTTTGCTTGCGGATATTAAGCCATTGCTCGATGATCTAGAGGACATTCTTTCAAAAATGGGCGATGCAATTTTCGTGAACAGTCTTTCGCCAATGAATGTTGCCCTTGGACAGAGAATTGAAAGCACTATCCCGGCAGATGCAGTTGGGTATGTACTTAATCTCGATGCAGGTGACTATAAAGTGGTGTCTACTGTTATGGATTTCAATACAATCAAATTGTATTTAGACAATATCAAGCAGATGCTTAATGACATTTCCTGTATTCCTAGTGTGTTAGGCAGCGGAAATGTTGCAAATATCAGTGAAATCTCGCTTAAAATGTTATTTCATATGGCATCTATCAAGGCAATGGAGACAGAGAAATGGTTGAATGTTGGATTTAGTAAGAGATTTGACAAGTTCCGTGACATATTGGGTAAAATGAATATTCCATGCAATGGCTATGCTAGTGTGGAGTACAATTTGAGTATCCCTGTTGCAACTGATGAAGTAGTGAATAATCTGAAAACTATGCGTGAAATCGGTGCTATTAGTTTGGAATCAGTCATGGAGAAATCCGACTTGATTAAAGACGTTAGCATTGAAAAGGATAGATTAAGTAAGGAAGATAAGCCGATAGAAGAGAGATAATAGGAATGATTACTGTTATGGAAGTGGGAAGAGTGAGATTGTATTGATTTTAGTACAATTTTATGCTTTTCTATACAAGCACACAAACCTATAAAAAAATAGCATGAATAGGTGCGACGGAAAACAAGCAAATTTCGTCTGGTCAGATGCCGATTTTATGACTTGACAAAAAGGTGAGTGGTCAATCTAGCCATTATCTGGTGAGTTTTTGCGTAGATTGATTACAAAAATATGTGATTTTAACTTGCAAAAATGTGGGTTATCCAACTTAGTTGTGACAGGTGACACAATTACCAATAAAGTAAGAAATTGGCGGATTAAGGCGGTTATACCTTTAGTGGGGAAATCCTTGCCTAATCGGTTATAGTGGCTAATTTCCACGTTTTACGGTGAATAAGGGTATCTGTAGGCGACTATATGATGGTACTGGTGTTGAATACCGTGTCATATAGTTATTAATACTGGGAAAATGCACAAGACTATCAATCTTATTCGGATTTTAGGGCGTTTTTGTGCTATTTTTGGTAATGGGTATGTGCAATATTACCTATAGTGGAGCGGATTAAAGCCAGTTGTGCAAGTTGTACACCATGTCCAACCGTTGATATTTGGGGAATCAGCGTTAAATCTTGTCATGGATTAATGGATACCCCGATTTTGGAAAATGCCCTGTATGTAATCACTTTTTACCACCCAGAAAATTTAACGAGTGTCATAAAATGGTACAAAAAAAGCACCTACACGTTTATTTTGTAAGTGCTTATAACTTTTGATCCCCTTTAGACGGCACATATTGAGCAATATCTTGAATTCGGCAATCCAATATTCGACACAAATCATCCAAAGTCTTCATACTAATATCTTGTCACATACCATATTAGAACCCCTCACAGACGCTAAAATATGACCTATATTGATTGATAATTAATTAAAAAGTTCCACAGTAACGATAGAAGATTTGGTTATAATAATTCAATGGGTGGGGAAATAAATAAAGGTTGGAAATTAACAAAAGAACAAAGAAAAAATGAGGAGGTAGCATAATATGAGTACGTTGGAACGATTAAAAATGGAACTAAACAATCAAGAATATTTTTCGGATAGTGAGTATATCCAGTTCTTGACAGAGAATAATCTAGTATCAACAGATGGCTATGATAAAGCCACCATGCAGAGACAGTTACTTATGACAGTATTAGATATTCTTGAAGCAGTAAGTAATGATATTGATGTTATGACTTCCATTAGTACGGAGTTTGCCAATATCGGACAAGCATATAAGTACATGGAAAATCGAATTGCACAGTTGAAAGATAAAATTGCAAGTATCCCAGAGCCAGAGCAGGAATACAGTTGTTTCTCTTTGATGTACACGAGATAATTGAAAAAAGAGTAGATTTTTCGGTGATATGTTGTTATAATGATTGAGTAACAAATCGGATAATCTAGTTGCACTATAATGAAAATGTATGATGGCGGAATTGGCATACGCGCTAGACTAAGGATCTAGTCCGGGTAAACTGGGTACGGGTTCAAGTCCCGTCAACTGCATATTTTAAGAAAGCAATCAAGACATTATGTTTTGGTTGCTTTTTCTTTTTCCCTCAAAAGATGCTGTTGAATGAATCTGTTCAGAAGGATGGCGGCTGCACATAGAGGTAGAAAAAGCAAGGCAAAGGGCAGACATATCTGGCCAAGAAGATTAAAGGGCAGTTTGGAATAATCCCAGACCTGCCAGCCCAGACAGAGATTGATAATGGTACCGGAAATAAACTCTGTGATAATAGCAAAGATCCAGACCCGGAGAATCTGTCCTTTTAAGGAAGTATAGGGGCGGCCTGAAAATAGGAAAATAACACCGCCTATGATAAACATCGTCCAGTGGGAATAACCACGAAAAAGAATTTCTATAAGATAGTAAAGTCCGCCGCCAATAATAAAAAGCAGCAGTTGTTTATAAAAAAACCGAAATTTAGAAATCAT